GGCGTTTCTGGGTTATCTCGAGTGTGAGAAGGCTGTCCGTAGAAGCGATGCTAACCTTTCTGATGATCTTAGATCATCTTTTAGGCGTATCGCCTCTATGTTGTACTGGGATGTTTTCAAACATGTTGATCGTAAGATCAGCGTGCACGATCTCATTCCCAGACATGGTCCTGGTGTAACTGCAGAGAAGCGAAGCAATAATGCACGCTTCTTGCAGCATACCTGGCCCAGACGTCTTGAGAATACTCTACCAATGGTAGAGTACCTCATTCCCAACTACTCATGGTATGAGCGGTTGGAAGACGTCGACATCCTCGAACCCGGTTCCGAGATACCCGTTAGGGTAATATCGGTCCCTAAAACGCAGAAAACACCGAGAATCATTGGTATAGAACCTGCTGCGATGCAATATATGCAGCAGGCCATATATCCCGTGATTCTCGATGCGATTTCGAGGGTTGACTACCTCGACCGCATGCTCGGATTCAGTGACCAGGACCCGAATAGGGAAATGGCCTGTCAGGGTTCCCGTCAAGGGGACCTGGCTACGCTCGACTTGAGCGAAGCCTCCGACCGTGTTTCGAATCAGCACGTACGTCTCCTGCTGGAAGGTCACGGTCATCTTTTTGATGCCGTGGACGCCTGCAGGAGCCGGAAGGCTGATATACCTGGCAAAGGCGTTCATCGTCTTGCCAAGTTTGCGTCTATGGGTTCAGGGCTGTGCTTCCCTATGGAGGCGATGGTCTTTTTGACCATCATTTTCATGGGGATAGAGCAGTCCCTCAACACATCGCTTACCCTCAGTGACATTAAGTCACTTAAGGGGTCGGTGCGTGTCTTCGGGGACGACTTGATTGTCCCCGTGGACCATGTGGTTGACGTCGTACGTATGCTACAAGCTTTTGGGCTTGTAGTTAATACGGACAAGTCTTTCTGGACCGGAAGGTTCAGAGAGTCTTGTGGTAAGGAATACTATAACGGACATGACGTTAGTATCGTCAAAGTCCGCGATGTGTTCCCTACACGACGCCAGCACGCTACAGGTGTTGCCAGCATCGTCTCTCTTCGTAATCAGCTC